CGCTGGTAAAAACTGGTAATTGCTGATTGCACCCGGTTGAAGAATTACCAGAAATTACCATGTCCCATTTATGACCCATTTATGAAACGTGAATTTGCTTCATGTGTAGAATGAAAAAATATTGTCAATGCTCTATTGAACCCACACCCCGGATGTGGTATAATGAACGTGGGGAATAATCCCCAAAGGCAAAACAGACTATAATAGAAATGTGAGGTATTTACAATGAGTTTTGCAAGCAAATTTAACCACGGCAAGAAGTTCAATTTTGAGATTCCAAAAGAGTTCAAGTATGCTTCCCTGTCCGACCTGTACAACAACAACGGTGCTGAACACGTTTACCCGGTTATGGCTCTGTACTTCAATCACAAGAGCAAGTTCGGGGAAAACCCTGTTGCAGTCACCACGGCAGAGCTTGTGAATCTGCCCAAACACTTGCAGGACGTGTGCAAGGAAATCGTGGCAGACAAAGAAGCGGTTGACGCTATCAACAACAACCAGTTCGGTTTTAAGATTCGGCAGTATGACCGCAACGGCAAACTGTGCTTCTCTGTTGAATGGGTTGACCTGTAAAAGGCGGTAACACTTGAATGTTTCGGGGGTGCTGGGGGAATCCCACACCCCCGGTTTTGTTAGAGGTGTTTTCTATGATGGATAGAAAAAGAATTGGTTTGTACTGCAAGCATTTCAGAACCGATGTTTTGCACTACATTTGTTTAGCGGATTTTTGCCGGGATTATGGATTGAATTATAAAACAATTTGGGCGTTTGAAAATGGCAAATGTCAAAATATTAAATACCCGGTTTATTATTACAACGCCTGTTTTACCGAATACGACAAAAATAAATTTGTGAGGGGGTTTTTTGAATGTCTGTAAATTTGGCAAGTGACAAGTATAAAGAGTTAAGGGCAGAGGTTTCACGCATGGCAAGCATGGCAAACAAGCGGTTGAACCGTCTTGAAAACAATAATCTGACCATGTTGCCCGCCTATCAAGCATGGGAGCAAAACGGTTCTATTCGGTTCAGCGTAAAGGGCAAGGATTACAACCAGTTACAGGCGGAATTTTGGCGGCTGAAAAATTTCTTGGATGATAGAACCTCAACCGTCCGTGAAGCAAACGCATTTTTGCTGGAAATGGCAGAAAACACAGGGATTCAGTATAACGGATTAGAGGACTTGAAAAACAAAAGTGCAAGGTTCTTTGAATTGGCTGAAAAAATCCGGGAATATAATCAAGCCATTGGACAGGCGGCACAGGCTCTTGATTATCAAAAGATTTGGCAACAGATAAACACTGCTGTTCAGCAAGATGCACTTGATTTAAGTGAAGCGGTTTCCAGTGACGAACAGTTAGAAAGATTTCTTGATTTTATGAACGATGTGCAACCCGTTGAAGATGACAAAGAGGGTTACAGTTTAACAAATAGCAATTTTGATTTTGTGGAGATTTAACATGGTATCTGTCCAGAATTATAAATTGAATATTGCAGGGGAAACGGTTAAAAAATACGACCGTCAATCTAAAATATGGGTTGAATATTATAATCTGGAAAGTGCTTTTGATATTGAAACCACATCAACTGTTTACAATGAAAAGAAGTTCGCCTTTATGTATGAATGGACGTTCGGGATTGCAGACAGCAACGGCATTTGTTATGGTAGAACGTGGGATGAATTTATTGATTTGTGCAACCGCTTAAAAGAATTTTATGATTTGAGCGAAACAAAAAGATTTGTGATTTACGTTCACAATCTGTCGTTTGAATTTCAATTCATGCGTAAATATTTCAACTGGGTCAATGTGTTTGCAAGTGATGAAAGAAAACCCATTAAAGCCCTAACTGATTTGGGGATTGAATTTAGAGATAGCTATATTTTAAGTGGTTATTCTCTTGCAAAATTGGCTGAAAATCTGGTTTCCCATGACATTAAAAAGTTAATGGGCGATTTGGATTATAAGTTATGCAGAACAGCAGAAACCCCGTTGACCGATGAAGAATTAGGGTATTGTAACAATGACGTTGAGATTGTTCTTGATTACATCAATGAACAAATAGAACAATACGGCGATATTACAAAGATACCCTTAACAAACACAGGACGTGTCCGGCAGTTCGTAAAGAATAACTGTTTGCATACCAGCAAATCCCACAAAAAGGATAGCAAAGGCAAACGCAAACGCTACACCGATTTAATGAAAGAATGTTCGTTGACCCCGGCACAATATTTGATGCTGAAACGGGTGTTTGCGGGTGGATTTACACACGCAAGCATGAAGTGGAGCGGTCAATTATTGGAGAACGTTTTTTCTATTGATTTTACCTCTAGTTATCCTTATGTGATGTTGTCCGAAAAATTTCCAATGTCAAAACCGATTCCGATTGACGCAAGAACCGTTGATTTTTGGAAACTGGTGGACGACCCGGACACGGGTTTGATGTTTGATTGCAAGATTACCGGGTTACACGCAAAAAACACCTATGAAAGTTATTTGTCTGAAAGCAAATGCACGAACATTAAAGGGGGGATTGTGAACAACGGCAGATTGTTTCAAGCAGACGAATTGATTACATCAATAACCGATATTGATTTGAAGATTATTAAAGCCTGTTACACTTATGAAAAAATCGCCGTTACTAACTGCTATAAATTTTATATGTCCTACTTGCCCAAAGCAATAATTGAAAGCGTTTTGACCCTCTACGAAAAGAAAACCACATTAAAGGGAGTAGAGGGAAAAGAGGTTGAATATTTGTTGTCAAAAGGTATGCTAAACTCTTGTTATGGTATGTGTGTAACTGACATTGTTAAAGAAGAAAATGTGTATAATGGGGAATGGATAAAAACCCCCGTTGATTCTGAAATGCTTGACGAACAGATTTCTAAATACAATGACAGCACGACCCGTTTTCTCTATTACCCGTGGGGCGTTTGGGTTACGGCATATGCAAGACGGAATTTGTGGACAGGTATTGTGAATATTGCTGACGATTATGTTTACAGTGATACCGATTCTATTAAATTTCTGAACTACGAAACGCACACCGGGTTTATTGAAGAATATAACAGGCGGGTGGAACAGAAATTGAAAAAGATGTGTGATTATATGCACATTGATTTTAACAGGTGTAAACCGAAAACAAAAAAGGGGGTTGAAAAGTTAATAGGTGTGTGGGATTTAGAGGGAAATTATGAGCATTTCAAAACGCTGGGTGCTAAACGTTATATGTATGAGCAAAACGGAAAAGTGCATATTACAATAGCTGGTTTGTCAAAGCAAAATGGCGTGAAGTATTTGGAAACGATTTGTAAAGATAACATTGATATTTTCAACCACTTCAATAATGATTTGTACATCCCCCCGGAACACACAGGAAAGAATACACACACATATATTGATTCTGAAATGTCCGGGGAAATTACCGATTATTTGGGACACACTTGCAAAGTGGTTTCCCCGTCTGCAATCCATCTTTCCGAATGTGATTTCACGTTGTCTATTTCTAGGCAGTACAACAAGTTCTTGTGTATGCTTAGAGATGGGTATTTGTACACAGGAGAAAAGAGCATTTGATTTTTGTTCCATGTGGTATTGTTCCACATGGAACATTATGTTATAATAATGGTAGAGGTGATTTGCATGAAATCAGTTTGTGTTATTTGTGGCACTACATTTGAACATTACAAAGGGAAAGCGATGTATTGCACTAACTGTCGGGGTGATATTGAAAACCTTAAATTTCCGATGGGCGGCTATAGGAAAGCGGCAGAATGGTTAATGCAAGACAGGGCAGTTTTACGACAAAAGAATCTCAAAAAGAAAACGTTGCAAGAAGTGATTGAAATTTCAAAAGAAACCGGGGAAAGCTACGGTTATACTGTTGCAAGAATAGAGGGGAGATTGTAATGCACTATTACAGTTTACAAAAGATTCTGAAAAAGAACGCTGTTTATAATGTGATTTTCGGTGAACGTTCCAACGGCAAAACATACAGTGTTTTGAAATACGGGGTTAAAGAATACCTTAACAACGGGGGACAGCTTGCAATAATTCGCCGCTGGAAAGAGGATATAACGGGCAGACGTGCAAGCGATATTTTCAAAGCCCTACTTGCGAACGATGAAATAACAAAATTGTCCAAAGGAAAATTTTCTGGTGTTACCTATTGGGCGGGTAAATTTTATCTTTGCAATTATGACGAAAAGGGAAAACCCCTGTACAACATAGAACAGGATTGTTTTGCATATACTTTCTCTTTGTCCGATACGGAACACAACAAATCAATCAGTTACCCGAAAATCAAGACAATCATGTTTGACGAATTTTTGACCAAACACGTTTATTTGCAAGACGAATTTGTTTTGTTTATGAACACTGTTTCAACGATTGTTCGCCAAAGGGAAGATGTTAAAATTTTCATGCTTGGCAACACGGTCAATAAATACTGTCCATACTTTGCAGAAATGGGATTGACCCACGTTCTGAAAATGGAACAAGGCACTATTGATGTTTACACATACGGTGATTCTAAATTGACCGTTGCTGTTGAATATTGTGCAAGTATGGAAAGTTCAAAGGCGAACAATTTCTATTTTGCCTTTAACAATCCCAAATTGCACATGATAACCGGGGGCGCGTGGGAACTGGATATATACCCACATTTGCCCATGAAATACAAACCTTGTGATGTGCTGTTCACATACTTCATTGAATTTAACGGGCAGTTGTTCCAGTGTGAGATTGTGCAAGTAGGTGAAACCATGTTCACATACATTCACGCCAAAACAACCGAATTGAAAAACCCGGAACAAGATTTGATTTACACCCTTGAATATCACGCAGAACTGAATTATAATAGAAATGTGTTCAAGCCTATTTCTAAACTGCAAGAGCGCATTGCATGGTTTTTCAAGACAGACCGGGTGTTTTACCAGAATAATGAAATAGGTGACGCAATCCACAATTATATTAAAATCTGCAAGGGGGTTTAACCATGGATTACAACGCTATTGTTCAGACGGTTTCAAGTGTAGGTTTTCCCATCGTTATGTGCTTGATGCTCTATAACCAGATGTTGAAAACTGAGGACGTACACAAACAGGAGATTGCAGAACTTAGGAAAGCAATCGAAAACAACACACTGGCACTGAACAATCTGACAACCAGAAAAGAGGTGTAAACAATGGCAAAGATTGACAAGAAATTTGAATATTTGTGTTTGGGGTCTGGTTCTAGTTTGTGGAACTACCGAGACAAAGAAGCAAGCACCAAAGACAGCGTTCTTTATATGCTTGACCGCTCAAACATTATGTTCAAATATCACGGTCTGCCCGATACTGTTCCCGCTGAGGAATTGGAACGCATTTTGCAGACAGGCGGCTTTACTATCTGGGGCAAAATCAACGGCGATTTGTACGCCCTTTATGGGGGTCTGGGTGGACAAGGTGACGTGTATAACCGTCCTACCATTGCAACCGTTGCCGTTCCCTATCTGAATTTCAATGCAAATTGGGATATTTCCAAAGATTGCATTGTTATGAAAAATGATTCTGCAATGATGGGTTTACTTCCACTGTACAGGAAGTATTGCACCCTTATGACCGAAAACGAAATCACTATGATTTTAGCAACGGTGAACAAGCGTCTGCAAACCCTCATTTCTGCAAACGATGATAGCACAAAGGCAAGTGCAGAAAAATTTCTTTCTGACCTGTTCGATGGGCGGTTAGGTGTTATTGCAGAAACAAAGCTGTTTGACAGCTTGAAAACGTCCCCGGCAACGACCGCAAACACAACCAGCTTGAAAGACCTGTTTGAATTTGAACAGTATCTTAAAGCGTCCATGTTTAACGAAATCGGATTGTCTGCAAACTTCAACATGAAACGGGAGCGGTTGACCGCAAACGAAATTGAAGCAAACACAGATAATCTTTACCCTCTGGTTGATGATATGTTAAATCAGAGAAGAACCTCCCTTGAATCCATTAACAAAATGTTCGGCACTGAAATTACGGTGGAGTTCAACAGTTCGTGGGATTACAGAGCGTTTCAGGGTGAAAGTATCCATAACACCGTGGATGAAGTAGACCCGGAAACTGACCCGGAAACTGACCCGGAAACTGACCCGGAAACTGACCCGGAAACTGACCCGGAAACTGACCCGGAAACTGACCC